ATAAACTTTAATTGTTTTTAAATTAGTACTCATACGCAACAGCAATAGCTACTTCTAATATAAACCATTTACTGAGGTTGCAACTGTGTCCATTCTTCCGTTTTTGGATTAACAATATACCAAATAAGTTTTGTTGTATTACAACCAACAACATCAGCTTCGCTAGGACTTGTAGAACCTTGTGTATGACTGTGGATAATAGCTTGCAAGTCCCCTGAATCCTCTGCTTCTATCCAATCATTAGGATCAATTACAAAACAATCAATATTATTTGTACATATATTTTTACACGCCCAATATTTGTTTTTATTTTTAATTTTTACTAACAAACCACAAGATTCAGAAGGATCACATTCTTTAGCGTGATCTAAAGCATCTTTTTTCCACTTAATCATACAAACGTACCAATACCAGGAAATATATCTCTAGTACAAATACGTTTTGGTACTTTTACGTTAACTAAATCAAAAGCAGCAACACATTCCCACTCAACCATATTTCTATTCTCAACAGTCTTACGATCAAGATAATAAATCTCTTCTGGCATAGCTGCTGTAGGGTCTGGTGTCCCTAAATTATTTGTATTATTAGGAAAATTAGCATTATCTAAATAACGTGCCAAAGTTCTTATTCTTGTTAATTTAGCTCCATTTAAATCATTACCAGGAGTTGTTTGATTTATGTCTAAAAGTAATGCAGTAAAGGTACTTAGCATATTACTAATACGCAATTTTGGTCTTGGTAAAGTTGTAGAAGATCCATTAAATTCAAACCCAGTTACTTCAACAGGAAATTTAGAATAAGTATTACCAGCCCAGACAACAGCACCAAACGTATTAAGATTTGCACCACTATGAAACCTATAAACAGTAGATGATCCATGTAAGGTGGCATCTAAGGATAAGGTAAATAATTCAATTAAAGAACTAGGGGAAACTTTTTGAAGTTCTGATACTGGTATTGCCATTTAAGGTTCTGCTATTTGTACAAAAGTAGCTCGTATTGAGTTTTTATTAGAAGAAGTAAAATCTACATTCCAATCTGCACAAGTCCATTTAAGAGCATTACCAAAAGGATCAGTCCAATCAAAAGACTCACTACCTTTTCTTGCTTCTAAAAAGGCAATAATATTATTTCTTTCGGTATCATTACGATTAGAAAAAACTAAAGTCCAAGCTTTTAAATCTGGATTAAGACCATAAGAAACAGATTGACGATAACCATCACCAAATTCAATAGTGTTTACTCTCGGCTTACTCATTTGAGAAGCAGGAAAACTAGGAGTGTATGTAAAAGTAGCCATAATTAAGAACTAAGAAGACCTCCAGGACGTTTTTGATCTATTATTTCTGCTTGTATTGCAGCAGCTAAGACCTGACCAAATTGTCTTGATTGTTCTTCATTACCTTCAACAGAAGTACCAGAAGCATCAACAGAAACATTAACAACGGTAGAGCCACCTCCACCACCTTCTACACCAAGCCTTCCGCCTTTACCACGTTTCAGAGGAAGTATAGCTTCAGCACCAGCCTCGCCCATCAAGCCAATTCCATTCTTAAAAGGAAAAACGGTGGGTTTATCTACAATGCCCCCTCTAGCAAATTTCTGAATACCATTAGCAGCAAATACATTACCTTTAGCACTACCAAATATATTAGGGAAGATACCCCCTAAAAATCCTGTAAGTGGTTTCATTATTGTTTGCTGTACTGCAATACGAGTTAAATCAGCGATAATAGATCTTGCCAAGTCCTTAAATGCAAATTTTCCAGTAGTAACAAAGTTTACTAAGGTATCTTCTAGTTTTTGGAAGGCATTACCAACAGTTTTTGACATAGCCCCTGCTACATCTTCTAAACCTTCTTTGTATTTATCAAACCCTTGTTTTGCACCTTCAACAAATTGATTTATAGACTCTGTGGCACTTTCAGTTGCTTTTGCAATTCTGTTTGAGAATTGTTCTGGTTCAAATACAGTATTTAATTTGTTTAGTATCTCAGATTTACGTTCTGCTTTTGTTAATGTCTGTGATTTATCATTTGCTTCGCCAAGTTCATCAGCTAATAATTTCTTTAATTCTTCATCAAAAATTTCTTTATAAAGCTTGCTTCCTTCTTTTGCATTAGTTCTATAGGCAGTTGCTTGTGCAGCAATTTCATTAAAACCTAAAACTCTATCCCTTAAATTAGTACCACTCATCCCTTCGCCTTTAAATTTATCAGCAACTAGAGTTTGTAAATCTCTAATTTTTATTTGATCTGATAATTTACCAGCAAAATTATCTGGTATAAGCTTTCCTAATTGTTTAGCTAAGAAACCTATAGTATCTATTAAAGGCTTTAAAAAATTAACTGTTTGATCAACGGCAAACTTAATAATTGTCCCTAAATCTTGTGCGAAAATAGCCCAATCAGCAATAACATTTTTAATCTGGTCTTGATTAGTGTTCGCCCACATTACGATTCGAGTCATATTATCTTGGAATCCAGCACCTATACCTTGGAAAAATCCACCATAATTTTCTTTAGCAGTATCTAAAGCAAGCTTTAACCTTGCACCAGCTTTTTCCGGTGATGATCCGATAGTTCTTGCTAATTGGTCATAGTCTTCAAATTGTCTTTCAGTAAAGGTAACAAAATCTGCAATATCAACTTCACCTTGTTCAAATGCTTTTGCTAATTCTGGTAATGATCTACCAGTAGCTTCCGCAAATTTAGCAACAGCACCAGGTAATCTTTCACCGATTTGACCCTGCATTTCTTCAGCCGTTACCTTACCTTTGGACAATACTTGAGTAGTTGCTCTTATGATTGCATCTAAATCTGCCTGACTACCACCGAAGGCAACACCAGCAGAAATCATACCTCTATATATAGTTTCGGTTTGTTCTAACGTAAGATTGTTAGCTTGAGCAGCAGCAGCAATTTTAGAATATCCATCTAAAGTTTCAAGCAAACTAACGGAATAATCTTGACTTACTTGTCTTGCAATTCCTAATGCACGATTGTATTCATCTTGATCGGCACTAACAGCAGCTAATGTTCTTTTTGCCTGATTTAATTCAGCAACATATTCTGCTACACCACCAGTAGCTTGTCTTAATTGACCGACAGCAGCACCAGTAGCAGCACCAGGAATACCACCAATTAATGCACCCGCAGCAGCTTCGGGACTAATAAAAGCAGAACCAGCAGCCAATCCTAATCTTTGTCCAACACCAGAAAATCTACCTCCAGCATTCCTTCCACTTTTGCCTGATTTTGCTAATGCTCTTTCTGCTCTATTTATATCTCTTGTTAATTCACGATATTCTTTACTTGTCATATCAACATTGGCTCTTAACTCCCTAAAAATATTGATCGAGTCCCTTAATTCGTTTTCTGTTCTATTTGTTGCACCAGCTAAAATTCTAGTTGCTTGAGTTAATTTACCAATATCTTGTGCTGCTGGTCTTGCAGTATTATTTAATCTTTTAACGGCATCTTTTAACCTACCAACACCTTCTACACCTTCTATGGCAGCTTTTATTCTAAATGTAGTCTCTTGTTGTGCCATATTAATCGTCCTTCTTATTAAACAGCCTTATCGCTTGTGCTTCCATAGTACGAATACCTTCAAACATAAAAGTACAATCTTTTACTAAGTATAGTTTACATAACCAATTAAGCGACTCATATTTTAAACCAATTACACCATTCATTGAAACATTCCATTGAGTCTGCATACGCAAGAACATCATCACGATATCCCAATTATCGTCAAATACTTCAAAATCTTCTTGTTTTTTCTTTGGCATTGAAATTCCCATAACAAGAGCATCCTCGTAAGCGTCATCAACTTGGCTACCGCCATTAAACCAATAATCAGTAGCCTCTTCTAGTTTTTTGAGCCAGCCCCCTCAAGTGATTCAAGATAACCTTTTACTACACCTCTAGCCCAATAAGGATCATCAATAAATTCCTTTTTGTTTGATGTAGTGCAAGTTATAGCAGTACCATCTTCTTCTTCAATACCATCCCAACCAACTAATACTGCTTCTAATAAATCAGCATCACCTTTGTTAGATAATTTCTTGATTAGAGAAGTAGAAATCTTTTTAAACGTACAAGTAAATTCCTGTAGCTCAAAAGTATTAGAACCATCTTCAGAAGGAGATTCGATAGTAACTTTCCACTTGTAGGAAGAAACTTTCTTGCGAATGTATGCCATTAATTAATAAATAGTATTCATCCGCAATAATACTAAGTTTGTCAACAGAAAACAAG